CGTGTTCCATGAGGTAATTAGCAATGCCCTGTGTGGTTTTTCCCTCAAGGAACATCTTATAGATGAGCCGTACCGTTTCGGCTTGCTCCGGCACTACCTTGAGGTTTCCGTCCTCGCCCTTATTAAAACCGAGAAATTGGGAGTAGCCGACACTGACCTTGCCATCCGAGAAACGCTTGCGTTGTCCCCATGTGACATTCTCCGAAATGGAGCGGCTTTCTTCCTGTGCCAGAGAACTCATAATGGTAAGAAGCAGCTCTCCCTTGCCATCAAAGGTGAAAATATTTTCTTTCTCAAAATAGCACTCCACACCTTTTTCCTTCAGCTTGCGGATGGTAACAAGGCTGTCAACCGTGTTTCTCGCAAATCGGCTGACCGATTTTGTGACGATAAGGTCTATCTTGCCGTCCAGCGCATCCCGCACCATCTGTTGAAATCCCTCTCGGTGCTTAGTATCCAAAGCCGAAATGCCTTCATCCGTATAAACCGTGACGAACTCCCAGTCCTCTCGGGACTGAATATACTTGGTGTAATAATCGACCTGTGCCTCATAACTGGTGAACTGCTCGTCCTTATCCGTGGAAACACGGGCATACCCGGCAGTGCGTCGCTTTGCAATGGACGCTGTCGGTAGCGCCGTGAACTTGTTTTTTGTCGCTGGTATTGTCGTTACTCTTGGCATTGTTTTTCCCTCCTTTGAATGCGTGTTCGCTCGGCAGCAGCTTGTTTCATTTCCGATGTCCAGCTTTCCCGCCGTGAGCGATCTGCCCATGTGCGCTCGACCGTACTGCCATCTTTGAAAACGAAACGCAGACGGTTGTCTTCCGGCACTTCGATATGGTCAACCTGCATATCGAATACTGTCGAATTGTAGGTTTCCGTCCCAAGCACCTGAGCGCACACGGCTTGTAGCGTAGCTTCGGGTATTTTTTTGCCGTGGCAGTACGCTTTACCCTCAGTGAGAAAAGTGGAGCAGTTCCAGCCAACCGAACCGTTGCAGGTATTTCGTTTGTAGTTTTTTCCGCAGAATGGGCAGTAGATTTTACCAGTGAACTCGCTTTTTTGTGGGCAGGGTCTGTCTTGGGCGGCTTCCTTCATTCTCTGTAAAACTACCTGTGCAGCATTGAAGGTATCCATGTCGATAATGGCAGGATGCGTTTTCTCCGCGAAAAACATCGGCAGCTCACCAGTGTTGCGGCATTTCTTTTTTTCCAGATGATTATTTCGGTAGTGCTTTTGAAGCATGGCGTTACCCGTATATTTTTCATTGCCAACCGTTTCGCGGATACGCTGGGCGCACCATTTGCCGCCAAGCGCACCTGGCACGCTTCGACTGTTCAAATTCTTGCTAATTGCTCCGAAGGTTTCTCCGGCGATAACGCGGGCAAATATCTCACGAACAATCGGTGCAGTGGCGGTATCAATCTCAACACCGTCCTTCGATATGCTATATCCGAACAGAAACCGCCAGTTGAGCAGTTCACCGTTCTCAAAGCCCTTGCGGACACGCCACTTCTGATTCTCGCTTGCCGACAGGCTTTCCTCCTGTGCATAAGATGCGAGTATGGTAAGCATCAACTCACCCTCGGCGCTCATTGTGTAAATATTCTGTTGCTCGAAAAAAACATCCACCTCCAAAGCTTTCAGCTCACGGACTGTTTCCAGTAGTGTTACCGTGTTCCGAGCAAAACGGGAGATGGACTTGGTCAGTATCAAGTTCACTTTTCCGGCACGGCAGTCTGCAAGAAGGTTTTGAAATCCGCTTCGACTGTCCTTTGTGCCGGTTAGTGCTTCATCAGAATAAACTCCCACATAAAGCCACCCCGCGTGGTTTTGTATTAGGCTACTGTAATAGCTGACCTGTGAGGACAGCGAGTGGAGCATCGCATCCTTACCTGTGGAAACACGAGCATAAGCGGCGACCTTTTTTGGCTGTTCCAATCGTGGCTTCTGCGGCATTTTTCTTACTGTTTTCGGCATAATTTCACCTCCTCGCCTTACACCATGTTCGCTCTAAAAGCCACATTTATCAAGTCAATTTCGCGATATATACTGCCGATTTTAAGCCCATATTTCTCAGCTAACTTGTGCTCAATTGATACAATGTCATCCTTGCCGATGATGCCGTTTTTGAGCATAATTTGTGCCTGTGTCATAGCGGACTGGTAGGCTTGGACTTTCTGAAAATCAGTCATTCCCGCCACCATCCTTGTAACGAGCAGCGATGTAGCAGCGGTGAGAACAATACTTGCGCTCGTCCTTGCGGCGCATTTGTATTTCTTTACCGCAGCAGGCGCAGTTCGCCGTGTACGGCATATCGGCTTTCGGATGCTTGTTCCACCATTTCATTCGGCAGGTATTGGAGCAGAAGCGCCGACCGCCACGCGTGCTGATATCAATAGGTTTTCCGCACTCCGCACACCGGGCGGTTTCTTCCTTAGTGAAAACCCTTTTTTGCCTGCGACAATAAGACTTTACCGTATTTTCGGAAAGCCCAAGCTCCTGTGCAATCTTTATATATCCGATGCCACCCTGTCGCATGGTAGTGATTCGTTCTCTTTGCTCATTTGTCATGAGATTGTCCTCCAGTCCGAGAACTCTTGTCCTCACTACCCACTGGAAAAAAAGAAGCCCATCGTACAAAAAATGAGCAAAAAAAATAATGCCTACCAGAGAGATAATCTCCAGTAGGCATCACTAAGAATATATTTACTCGCTGTACTTGATGAAGGCATCCGTAAAGCCAGCCGCCTTAATCTTGGCAAGCATGACGTCTGCGTTTGACTTAACGGAATACGCACCGACCTGCACACGGTAATATTTTTTTGGTGTGGTCGGTGTGACGGGAACGGGTGCTTCCGTTGCAGCCAGTCCAACCTTTACAGCAGCACGGAAGGTATCCATCGACTTTCCATGTTTCGGAAACCAGTGCATGACGTCGCCGTGGTTGCTGGCGATGCCCAGCTTACAACCCTCACAGTGGCAGATGATATCCTTCTCCGTCAGCCAGTACTGCTTGCATAGATGGACGCAAAGCTCCACTGCCTCCTTGTAAACAGCAGAAAAATACGAGGCATCGGTCAGACCGTCCTCGCAAATTTCAAAACCGATATGTGTATCGTTCGCAGAACCCCCGGCGTGCCAACCTCTGTAATTCCACGGTAGAGTCTGATAGGTGGCTATGCTTCCGTCAGCCAACTTTCCTATGAAACCGTGAACGCAGACCTGCCTGCCATCGGGCGTGTCTTGATTCCAGTGGTTGTTGTACTGGTTCTTACCAAGCAGGCCGTCGTCGGGCCCTACGTAGCGTTTTAGGTTTGGGTTATTTGCCCCGGTGGAATGCACCATGATACCTTTCGGTGTGATGGTTTTGCCCGCTTTGTAGCAGGCATTGTTCGTCAAAATGAGTTTATGCAGGTTCATCTATTTATCCTCCGATCTGCTGTGAAGCTGTACTAAAATGTCCTTAAGCTTCGCCGGGATGGGCAGTCCAATCCTACCTGCGTTCTCAATAATGCTGATACCCTCGTTGGAGATGTAAAAGAAGATGACAGCAGTTCGAAGCACGCTGCCATCCCCTATGACCCTTGCATCGAGAATGTGTCCTATTCCGACGAGCATAAAAATGAGCACCTTCCTGAAGATGCCCTTAAAGCCAATCTCGCTGGATAGCTTTTTCTCCACAGCTGCCGCCATCAGCCCCGTCAGGTAATCCGTAAGCACAAAGGTGACTAGGGCATATAAAAAGCCATCCCAGCCACCCAGAACCCAACCTAACCAGCCGCCTATGGCGGTGATGGCAAGCTGGGATGCATTCCAAATATCTTTCATGAACTTCTCCCTTCCATCATCCTTGCTTTACTTCTTTCGCCAACACCTCAATATACATACCGCGGCCGGCGACATCTTCGATGGAGCTTATGACAAACCGGCTACCCTCGCAGACCAATATCATCGCGGTTGTGACGGTAACCCCCGGAATACAGCGAAAGCGGAAGAGATTTGTAGCCTCCGAGAACAAGGCTCTGTTCGCCCACCTCTTCGTGCCGCTGCGATATTCCCTGTACGCTCTTACAGAAGCCACCGTTACTTCTTCAATCGTTGAGTAGCCATCCTCGTCTTCAACCTCGTCCTCAATTTTAAGCTGTATAAAAGAATTCATTTTCCCGAAGCTCATGCTACACCTTCCAATCCCGATCCAGCCTCAAAAGCAGATTGATTGTGTTCCATACCTGTTGACCAGCCTGAATATTGTCTGCGTAGAAACCGGCTGTACTGCCGTCCCGGCTTTCATAGAAGTGAGACGACAGCATAATAACCGCCTGTTCAGTGGTAGGCGGCATGGGGTGGTCTGTATACCACCCCTCTTGAATATGCTGATAGCTCTCCGCATAAGAAACGGCGGCGGTGATGTACGCCTGCACAAGGCCATCATCTGCGTCATGCTCCAGGATCAGGTTTGCTTTTACCTTTGGAAGAAGATTATCTGTTGTCATGCCATTCGTCACCTTTCGGTCATTCTTCGTCTGCCGCCATCAGCCCTGCCGATTTTAGCTTGGCAAGCAGGGCGTTGAAGTCCGTGACCAGCCCAGCTATTGTCGTAGCTTCACTATCCGTTTGATTTGCCGCCACCGGCATCTCAGGCATAATGGGATATGCTGGCACATAGAGTTTTGCGTCTGTCCCGATTTTCACCTCAACGGTGTCGCCGACGCTTTTAGCTGTTGCTTTCACGCCACCCAGTGCCGTTTCGGAAGCGGGTGCGGCAGTGGAGGTAAGTCCCGTTACCGAGGCTCCCTCCTGGATTTCCAACGTTCCGCCGATGACGGTTTTCTCGCCGCCCTGTTCGGTGTAGTTCTTCGCGTTATATTCGCTCATATCGCTACCTCCTTAGGCGTGCTGCTTGAGTAGCTTGATGCCTTCAGGCAGTACTGTCTTAGCGTCAACACGCTGGAAAGCGTAGAAGCCGGTCTGAAGGTTGGCGATGTGGAGCTCATCTGCACGGCGAACGGTTCTGCCAGTACGGTCTGCAATCCAGTAGTTCTGGAAATCGCCGAAAGCGACTGTGTAGGCACCTGCCGCGATGGTAGGAGCATACTGAGAAACATATACAGGGAAACCGAGCAGACGGTCAGGCTGACCAGCCTGCAGAGAGGGTTGCCACATATATGCACCGTTACCGTCCTTGAG